AGTCTGGTACTTTTTAAAATTTCTTTCGTCGGCAATATCAACTAATGGACAAGACTTCAGACGCATACAAAAGTCACCTTGCAAATGCTGGCAAGCGACAGCGGCAGCAGACTCGCGCCGGCCAGGACATCGGCCCGTTGCCTGAAATCGTCGACGCTGCACGCCGTGCGTCATGCCGTGACGATTTGCGGCGATACCTGCAAACGTACGAATCCGCAACATTCAATTTGCCGTTTTCGCCGTCGCATGATTTGATCATTGAGCACCTGCAACACATCGCGTTGAAAGGTGGCACGCAGGTTTTGGTGGCGCCGCGTGGCAGCGGCAAATCGTCGATGACTGAGGCGGCGGGCCGATGGGCTATTTTGTACGGACATCGGAAATGGATTGTTCTGATTTCGGACAATGAAGAGGCCGCAAAAGAGATGCTCGAATCGTGTCTCAGCGAGTTCGAGAACAACGATTTACTTTATGACGATTTTCCAGAAGCCTGCCATCCGTATCGGGCGTTAGAAGGTGAGTCTCGCAAGTGCAACGGGCAGCGGCTCGACGGCGCACGTACGAAAATGAAGCTCGGTGCGAAGACGTTTCGTCTGCCTGTTATTGATGGCTCGCTGTGCAGTGGTAGCCGAATCAGTTGCGTTGGCTACGGCGGGCGCATCCGCGGACTGAAGCAGAAGATGCCGGACGGCTCGACCGAACGTCCGGATTTCGTGATTATCGACGATCCGGCGAAGGATGAACAGAACACGACTGAGAAGCGACTGAAGACGCTTGAGAAGGGTATTCTCGGACTTGGCGGGCCGGGCAAGAAGATCGCGTGTGCCGTGCTGGCAACAGTCCTTGAACGTGGTGACTATGCCGATACGCTGCGAGACAAGCGACTGCACCCTGAATGGCGAGCCATCAGCATCCAGGCGATGGAATCGATGCCCGAACGGATGGACTTATGGGAACAGTGGCACGAAATTGACACTGAGTGTTACGGCGACGATGATCACGAGCCGGCGCACCAGTTCGTGCGAGACAATTACGACGCGATGCATGAAGGTGCGAGCCATTATTGGCCTGAGCGTGTTGAACCTGGCGATGTTTCGGCTGTTGAGTCGGCGATGCGTGTCTATTTCAATCGTCGTGAGGCGTTCTTTTGCGAGCTGCAAAACGATCCAGAGGTGTCCGATGCAGTGGCATTGCTTGACGCGCCAATGATCATGCGGCGCACCAGTGGCCTGCCAGCCGGCATCGTACCGAACGACGCAACACACCTGACGGTCGGCATCGACTGTCACGCTAATGCGCTGTATTACGTTGTCACAGCGTGGAATGTCGAGGATTTCAGCGGCTGGCTTGTTCGGTATGGTGCTTATCCGGACCAAAAGCGGCGATTCTTCAAGCTGCACGATGCACCGCGACCGCTCGGCAAGGAGGCACAGCAACACGGATATGCGACAGCTGAAGGTATACTGTACTATGGCATCATGCAAACGTTGCTTTCGGTGTGTCAATCCTATGCGTTGGTCGATGGTGGCACTATTGCAATAAATCAAGGCCTCATAGATGCTGGCTGGCAGACTGATACTGTCTACGCAGCCTTGCAGGCAGACATTCGAGCCACTGCACAAGATATTCGACCAACGGGCAATCTTGGATATGACATTGTTGTTCCATCGCATGCGCCGATCTTACCATCATTCGGTCGTGGCATCCGCGCAACGATGAACGAACTGAATGCACCGGTGCGGAAGAAACGCAAAGGCGAGCAGCGCGGCCGGCAATGGTACACACGAACCAGCGTTGGCAAGCCGCGCCACTGCGTCTTTGACGCGAACCATTGGAAGACGTTCATTCGTGACCGACTCGTTACACCGATTGGCGAGCCAGGCGGCCTAGTACTCTTCGGCGACGATCCACGTACGCACGAAATGCTGGCTGAGCACATCTTGGCCGAGATGCCGCAGACGGTCATGTCTGATTCACGTACGGTCGAGGAGTGGAAGCTCCGGCCGGGCGGCCCGGACAACCACCTGTTCGATTGCCTAGTGTTGTCGGCGGTCGCTGCCTCGATTGCCGGTGTTCATCTGCCGGGCGAAACGATACAAGCGGCACGTCGGCCGCGAAAAACCTACACCCCCCCGTCCCATAGTTACAGGAGATAGAAGAATGCCGGATCATCCGAAAGCCACGAAAAGCTTTGCATGCCCTAATTGCGGTAAAGCGTTCAGCCAAGTGCAACGCACTTATTCAAAGGAAGGCGAAATGGTACGATACCGCCGATGCTTGCAGTGCGGTTCACGCTTCACAACCAGCGAAGTTCCGCGACAAGCGGCGACACCAAAGAAAAAGGTGGCACGCAAGCGGCCGCCGAAAAAAAAAACATAAAAAATATAGGAATGTCATATATAGACAAAGGTACGCCATAAAACACACCATCATCGTGTAATATACAACTGTCGTCGACGGGCGATCCATTTATAAAAGCGCAAATTCAAGGCCGTGTGGGGCCACACCCCTGCACGGTCTTTGTTTTTGCGCTTTTTTGTTTCTTGGCACGATGCAGGTGATGCAAATGGCTGAAATCGATCCGGACACAATTGCGGAAAACGCAACGAAACCACAATCGGCAAGCGGCGACGGCGAAAGCGTGTCGCAATATAGCATCAGTGAGCAGATTGCGGCGGATAAGTACCGCGCGAGCCAGGCGGCTGCGTCGTCTGGTGCCATCGGTATCCGCTTCATGACGGTGCGACCACCGGGAACGGCTGAATAATGGGTATGTTATCCAAGATTTTTGGCCGACGTGGCAAACCGTCAGCGGCCAAGCAGCTTAAAGCGACGTTGCAGCAGAATGACAAGTTGCGGCGCCAGCTTTTTAGCGTCATGGCATCGTACGATGCAGCGCAGTCCACCGACGCTAACACTCGTTACTGGACGGCGGCCGACAACCTTAGCGCCGACGCATCCAACAACGCTGGCACGCGGGAAACGCTTCGCAAACGTGCCCGCTATGAAATCGCAAACAACTCGTCGCTTGCAGGCATCGCAAAGACGCTTGCCAATGATCTAATTGGCACGCAGATTCGTTTGCAACTGACGGGCATGTCGGATGAAGTCGGCCGAATCGTCGAACGGCAGTTTCAAGAATGGGCCAAGGCGGTACGTCTGGCGGACAAGCTGCGGATGTTGCGGCGTGCCAAGCTCGTTGACGGCGAAGCGTTCGCACTGCTGGCGCACAATCCGGGAATTCGGTCGGCCGTGCAGTTGGATTTGGTGCCAATCGAATGCGATCGTGTCACCGATCCATGGAACAGTGAAGTCGATCCGCAGAATGTTGACGGTGTGAAACTTGACGACTACGGCAATCCGGTTGCGTACTACGTTTTGCGGTCGCATCCCGGCTCGCAAGAGTGGAACGCGGTCACGACCGAATACGACACATATGATGCAGAACATGTCATTCACTGGTTTGCCTCTGAGCGGCCAGGCCAACATCGAGGCGTGCCAGAAATCACACCGGCACTGGAATCGTTTGCATCCCGTCGCGGTTATCAGCAAGCGGTGGTCGATGCAGCAAAGCTGGCAGCGCAATTCTCGCTTATCTACAAAACATTGCAGACACCGGACGAGACAGCCCAATCGGTCGACGCGTCGACGCTCATCGATGTTGTCCGCAATATGATTCAGTTTGCGCCGGAAGGCTGGGAACCGGTGCAGCTAAAGGCCGAGCAGCCCGTTGCAGCGTTTGAAGGGTTTGACCGTCGCCTGCTTGGTGAAAACGCACGCTGCCTGAACATGCCGTTAAATGTTGCGGCGGCCGATTCATCCGGCTACAACTACGCATCTGGTCGCCTCGATCATCAAGTGTATTGGCGGTCGCAGGATGTCGATCGTACTGATTTGGAATTGACGGTGCTTGACCGCATCGTGCAGCGATGGGCGGCCGAAGCCATTTTGATCGACGGCTACCTACCGCAAGAGGTTCGTTACCTCGACACCGACTGGTCACACCAGTGGTACTACGACGGGCGCGAACACGTCGACCCGGAAAAGGAAGCGAAGGCGCAGACGGTACGCCTGACCAACAAAACAACAACGTATGCCGCAGAGGCCGCACGCAGCGGTTACGCGGACTGGCAAACCATGATGCGACAGCAAGCGGCGGAACAGACGTATGCCGCCGAGCTTGGCATCAGTACCCTTTACGGAGAGCAAGCAAGTGGCACGCAAGAACCCGCGCCGCAAGGCGAGCCAACAGAACAAGCGTAAGCAGGCCAGGATGCAGGCGTCCCGACAAATACCGCGCAAGCCTTACCCGATTCGCGCGACGGCTGCACCTGGTTCGCTTACGATTGCCAGCGATGCGGATGATGACGTCAAGTCATGTCACATCGTGGCCTATACGGGCGGCTTTCTAAATCTGCCCAATTACAAATTACCGGTTGTAGTGGACCTCGATTCGCTTCGCGTGCCCGAACGCCCGGTGATGCTATTGAAAAACCACGACCAAGACCAACCGGTTGGCCATGTCACAGCCTGTCGTGTGGAAGATAACCAATTGCTAGCTGACGGTCTGCTGTCGGCTGCTACGGATGCGGCGGAAGAAATCGTCACGTCCGCACGTCGCGGTTTCCCGTGGGGTGCAAGTATCGGTGCCGATCCAGAATCCCTGGAACCGGTCGCCGCTGGCGCGACGGTCACGATCAATGGGCAAACACTCACTGGTCCGTTTTTGGTCGCTCGCAATACGGAGTTACGAGAAATTACGTTCTGTCCGTGCGGCGTTGACAGTTCGGCTTATGCAACGGTTGCCGCGCAGTACGACATACAAGGAGAAGATGTTATGATGACACTTGAGCAATGGGCGGAAAGCCTGGGAATCGACTTGACGCAACTTGACGATGCAGCCGTGGCTGCGTTGGAAATCGCCTTCAACAGCTTGCAAGAGCCGATAACGGCCGAAGAAGAAGAGCCGGAGATTGAAGCGGCGGAAGAGCCTGCCGCACCTGTCGAAGAAGAGAAAGCGGCCGAACCGGTTGCCGCCTCGCGTCCAGCGATTGCGACACCGAAGCAGAAGCTGCAAGCGTTGCGTGACCGCACTCCGCGCGCACCTGCCGGGCATCACGCCGCACCGAAGCAGCACGCCTCGCGAACGATTGAAGCCGCCTTGTGTCTGTCGGGTGGACTCGATGAAGATGCGATCGTCAACGACTATGGCGAGCGAACTGTCGAAGCGGCCCGCAAGGATTATCGCGGATGCTCGATTAAGCAACTGATGATTGAGTCGGCCCGTGCATCCGGTCAAACGATCAATCCGTTCGGCTTTGGCGATTCGCACATCCGCGCCGCCTTGGAAACGGCCCGCTATAATCCGGGCATCCAAGCATCGGGCGGATTCAGTACGCTCAGCGTGTCGGGCATCTTGGCGAACGTCGCCAATAAGGCCTTGATGAATTCCTTCGACTCGCACAAGGAAACAGCCACAACGCTTTGTGATGACGACACCGCGCCGGACTTCAAGCAGAAGACACTGGCACGCTTCACACTCGGCGGCGGCCTGCAACTGGTTGGGCCGGCTGGCGAAATCCAAGATGTTGACGCCGACGACGAGACGTACAACACGCAGGTCAAGACCCGCGCGGCCATGATCACGCTGACGCGTGAAATGATCATCAATGATGACCTTGGCGCGTTTCTGAAGATTCCGAAGCTGTTTGGTCGGAAGTCGAAACTTTCGCTCGATGAGGTGTTCTATACGCTGCTGCTCGCTAATACCGACAGCTTCTTTGCATCGGGCAACGGCAATCTCGTTGCCACCGCATCGACTGAAGCGCTGAGCATTGACGGCCTGACCGCGGCCGAGGTACTGCTGGAAACGCAGACTGATAAGGTGGGTGATGCCATCGCGCCCGAAGGCAAGTATCTGGTGGTTCCTCCGCAGCTGAAGAACACAGCGCACGTTTTGATGACCTCGACGCACGTGAACGAAGCAGCAACCGCTGGCTCTCCTGCACCTGATGTCAACCCGCACAGTGGCAAGTATGAAATCGTTAGCTCGCCGTTTTTGCAGAATAGCGGCATCACTGGCTACAGCACCACGGCCTGGTATCTCTTCGCTGATCCGAAGGCCCTTCCGGCGTTCACGATCACGTATTTGAACGGTCAGAAATCGCCGACGATCGAAAACGCTGAAGTCGACTTCGCCAAGCTTGGCATGTCGTGGCGATGCGTCTTTGATTTTGGTGTCGATCAAACCGACCCGCGTGGTGCAGTCATGTCCGATGGTGCCGACTGATCGTAGCATTCAACGCCGGGCCGCGCTTGTGCGGCTCGGCTTTATTTGATTCGCGAACATAATTTTCTTTCTGGAGATACAAAAAATGGCTCAGACCTATCAAGCAGTTTACCGTCAAAGCGGCGGCGAAATCGACCACACACCTGCCAGTGCCGTAACGGCTGGTGACGTGGTAGTCATTGGCGACAACCTCGTATGCGTGGCGTCGGTGGACATTGCAGCTAGCGCACTCGGCTCGGTTCGTACCGGTGGCGTGTATGACATGGTAATCAAAAACGAAAGTATCACCGCCGGTGATGCGTTGTACTGGGATGCCGATGGCGATCCGTACAATGGCACGGCGGGCACTGGTGCATTGACGGCAACGTCGAGCGCGGGTCCGTTTGCGGGCTGGGCGGCCGAAGCCGCGATCGGTGGGACCGATGAGTTTGTGAGTATCGCACTGCGATCGGCCGAAGACGCCGCACCAAGTGCAACGTTTGCCGACATGGCAGCGGGTACAGGCATCTCGACCGGAACCGGCACGATTTGCGAGCATTCGGTGACGAAAGTTGGCGGGCTTTACAAGACTGAAATTCTTGTCGATCTGACCGGCCTGAACAGTGGCGACACCGCTGGCGACATCATCGGAGTGGATGGTGAAACAGCCAATTGTCACATTGGCCAAATCACAGCCGCGATCAATGGTGCAATTATTTCCGGTCGCGTCACGTGCTTTGAGACGCCAGCCGGTGGCGATCCTGACATCAATATCTATTCGGCCACCGAAGCCACTGGCGCGCAAGATGCGGCCGTTGCCGACTTGACGGAAACATCACTAATCAATCATGGCGATTGGACGGCCGAGGACATCGATCATCTCGATACGATGCCTGCCGCTGACGAGTATCTGTACTTGACGTGCGGTGACGCTACTGACGCTGATTACACGGCCGGTATTTTGCTCATCGAGCTGTGGGGTAAATAATGTCGCTAATGTCAGACGGGGCGGCCCTACGTGCCTCGCTGCGTAGTGCCGCCTTTGGCAGTGCAATCAGTTACACACGCGGCAGCACGCTGTCAGCGGCTATTGTCGCACGCTCTGCAATCGTGCAGCGTGAGATGATGACCGGCGAGAGTATCTTGATTGTCGACGGACGCGACTTTGTCTTTGCAGTTGCCGATGCGGTGTGGATTGAGGATGGAAGCTCGTTCACGCCGCAAGTCGGCGACAAGATAGCATACGGTGGCAGCACGTACGAAGTCGCCAATCATGGCGATGTCTGCTACGAGCCATCGGACAGCAGCGGCGTTTCGATTCGCGTGCATACGGTAGAGGTGGCAAGTTAATGAGCATGACGACATACGCATCAGTGACGGACGTGACGCAGTGGTTTGCCGATGAGCTGGACGGTAATTCGTGGTCGGTGAAGTTCACGGCATCACGGTATTACTTGCCACTGACGGCACTGAAAGATATTAGCGTTGCTAAGGTGTGCGTGTATCCGTCCGAGATTACGACTACGCCACGCTCGCACAGCGAAATGGTCGACGAGGTTGACATTATCATCAAGGTCTACGCACGCGTAACCCTTGGCACGTTAGCCACGCAAGACAGTTACTTGAAACTCGTGGAGGAGATACGCGACCACTTTTTGCATCCCGACACGACACCGCCAAGCGGCATCGCCTGGGAAGGCAGCAACATGTTGCTAACCATCGACACCGACTTAATGAATGAAGACAATCTATTTTCCGCCACGCTTACTTTTCCAATGACATGCGTGAGGACAGTGACATGAAGAAATTAATTACAAGTTTATTACTGTGTATGCTGGCAACAGCCGCCGCCGCCCAAGAGGTAGTGCGATACCAAGCCGATCGGTCTGGGTTGCACAGATGCGTGGTGCGTGTCCAGTGCGGCAATGCCGCGGGCACGGGCACTATCGTCGAAACTAATGGCTATGACGTTGTTATCACGGCCGCCCATGTCGTCAGTGGCGGCGATGCCGTGACACTGTGGGATGGCACGCGACGCATCAACGGTGAAGTCATCGGCCGCGACAAGGCCAACGACGTTGCCGTTATCGCGGCACGCAACCTTGACATGCTTGACGTTATCGCGGCACCGCTGCTTGACAGGCGGGCCAGGCAAGGCGAAACCGTGCAGCACTGCGGATATGCACGGGGGCGATTAGAGTCCACTAAAGGTGTCGTGCTCGCCGCCAATGACTCACGGGCACGGTGCACCGGTGAAGCGATAAGCGGCGACAGTGGCTCGCCATTTTTCATCGATGGCAAAGTCGCTGGAATTGTGACAAACAAAACCACGTATAGCGTGCCAGTGTCTACAGGGCTATTCGGCCGCGTGCGATACTCGCAGCCAGAACCGGCTTTCATCGGCACGGCGTCACTGATTATCACGGCAATCATTTACGCCAAGCCAATCATCATGAAAATCATTGAGCTTTACAAAGCGTGGCGAGCGTTTCGCAATCGCGTGATTCCAACGTCGCCGTGTTTGCCGTGTCGTCCGAAAAAAGACGAGGCACCGACACCGCCACCGGCACCAGAGCCCGCACCAACGCCGATGCCGCCGCCCGTTGGCTCGCCACCGCCGCCAGTCGTTGAAGCCTCTGGCATCTCGCCGTGGTGGATTGCGGCGGGGCCTGGTTGTATGGGCGTAGCTATTCTTACATTTTTTGCCGCGTGCATTGTCGGCATGAAACCTAAAGCAGTAAAGGGATGATAACATGGCAACTTGGCTGATTATTACACTTTCTATCGTTGGTGCCATTGCCGTTGGCGTGCTTGGCTATCTGCTCTATCGCAAGGCTGATAAAACCTCTGACGATTTACAACGACGCATCAACAAGCTCGAAAATATGTTCGCCGCCGCTGGTTCGACGTGGATGAGCGAATTGCTTGAAGACATCGTCGTCGGTGACGCGTCGGCAATCACGACTAAAATGCGTGATATTTTTGAAGCCGACAATACCACGGAGTTTTTCGTTGAAAAGGTGGCACGCCCTTGCGCGGCCTTTGTGCGCAAATATGACGCAGACCGCAAAAAGGCAGTGAAGTAGAAAGAAGCGGAGAGGCACTGTGGCAAGCGATAATGATATTTTAGCGGCAATTTTACAAAAGCTCGCTGACATTGAAAAAAAGATGGCGGTACACACTGAGCATCACGTGGCTATGTCGCGGCGATGCGAAGATCATAGCACCAAGATCACCGGGATGGCTGGCACGCTCTACGGCAACGGGCGGCGCGGCCTCATCACCATCGTCGCCGTTCATAGCTGGGCGATTGGGCTCAGTAGTTTTGTCGCCGGTTCTTGTATCACGGCACTTGCCATGAAAGTATTTTGAGGACAAATAATTATGACATATGAAGAATTAACAGCGGAACAACAGGCGTCGATTGACGCACTCATGGCGATCGTGCGACCGCAGGCTGGCACGTTGGCCCGGCTACTTGAATCGTTTCAGGCGATTGTCTCGCAGTACACTGGCAACATCGAAACGATTCTTAATCTCATTGACGCTGCCGAAGAGATTCCGAATCAAACGGGGCTGGCAGGCGCACAAGCCATGACCCGTGCCGACGTGCAAACGCTCATTGGCTACATGACCACGGCAGCGGCGACAGCTGATGGTAGCGACGGCTCTTATAACACCAACTACCATCGCAGCTTGTACGCGAAGGCATGCGGTGCCGTCAATATGATTAATAGGTAATAACTGATGGCTATAACCGAATGGTATGTCAACGGAAGCACAGGAACAGACGACCTTGCCGCAGGGCGTGGCGAGTCGAGCGGTGATCCGTGGGCGACGATTGTATATGCACTTGATACCGGAATACCGAATACCGGACAAGGTGCGAACGGCGACCGGCTGAACATCGCGGCTGGCACGTATACGATTACAAAGGCATTGTCGTCAACAACGTATGGCACAACTTATACACCGTCCTCTTCTCGTCCATTATACTTTGTTGGCGCAAGTTCAAGCAACACCACGATTGATGGCGATGGGACTTATTCAATTTGGAATAATAGCACAAAAGATTACATCGGCTTTCGAGATTTAGAACTAACGAATACCGGCAGCAATTATATTTTACGGGTTGATGGCTATTGCCACATTGTTCGATGCAGCCTGCATAATACATCAAGTCATTGGGTTCTATGCGGTTCGTATAATCGTATTTTCGATTGTTTATTTTACAATAATAGCGGCACTACAGGAATTGCCTGTGGGTTTGGATCAAAGGTTGAGGGCTGTTATTTTAGTGGCACGACTGCGACACCATCAACGGTCGTTATCGACTTTTCAAGTCTTGTAGGGTGTGCGTGTAAAAATATTATTAGAATGCTAGCGGGGCAAAACGGCATCGCTATACGATTAAGCGGGATCGCTTGCGAGGTCATTAATAACTCGATTTACGCCGCCGCGACAACGGGAACTGGCATTCAAGCAGTCGCGGTCAATCCGACAGTCATTGGGAATATTATCGATGGGTTCAGCGGCACAGGTGGCAACGGAATTGACTTGAATACAGGCGGGGCCGCGCGGGGCGTTTTGGCAAATAACGCTGTCTACAATTGCACAACCGCGTATACCGGCGATACTACAGAATCGAATGGCTGGCTCTACGTCAACGACAACGAAACACTCTCATCATCGCCATTCACCGACGCAGCCAACGGCGACTTCACGCCCGTCGACACCGGCAACGTCAAGGAAGGCGGCTGGCCTGATTTTACGGTCCCGTTTGGCACGCAGCAATCATATCCGTGGAAAGGTGCGATACAGCCGCAGGCAGCGGGCGGCGGTGGCACGTCCGTTTACTTACCGACAATGCAAGGCCGATTCGGCGTAATGGAGAGCTAACATGGCAAGCACTGACGCACGCCCAGTCCCGAAAAAAAACACGGCCTATCGTCATTATTTTTCGATTCGAAAAAACGATGGCACGCTGATAACGACATGGGCGGGCCAGGATAGCGAGCTATCGGCCGACGGCGGCAACTTCGCGGATGCGACCAATGAGGCCACGGAGATTCAGACAAGCGGCATCGGCTACATTGACTTGACGGCTGGCGAGATGAACTATGACTGCGTGGTACTGAAAGTCACGGTCACCAACACCGACGCATTGCCGTACGTTGTCACTCTGTTTCCAGAAGAAGCCGGTGACATCCGTACGAACGTCACGCAGTATGCAGGAAGCACGGCCGCCGCCACCAACGGTTATCCGCTAGTTGACGTCTATTATATGGCAGGCGGCTCGTTCTACATGGACAGCGGCTATTTTGTCGTCAATCCAGCGACAGTCAATGCAGCCAATATCAAACAGATCGACGACGTGGGTGTTCCGTCCGACGGCAGCGGGTATTTGTACGTTTTAGCCTACGACGACAGCGGCAGCTCGCTCGCCACGGCGGCGGCACTGGCAACCGCTGACGGCGTCATCGACAACGTCTGGGGCGTCGTCAGCAATCTGAACGACACCATCGAAGACAACGGCGGCACGTACCGGTTCACGACGGCGGCGTTGGCACAGGCACCGAGCGGTGAGACGGCAGTGACCATCACGCCATTGCAGTCGTCGACGATTAACAGCGGGCGACAGAATACAGCGTATTTGACTGCCTATCAACATGCGACATTCAGCGACATGATAGCGGTGACAGACAACGACGACAACGCCGTCAATTTGTCAGGCGTTGCCCTGACGTTCCTAGCCTGGGACCCTGACGATACGTCAACGATAATACTCAACCTGTCCACGGCCGCCGGTGACATCAGCGTCGGCGGTGCCAGTAACAACCAAGTCACAATCGCTGGTGATGCGACAGACACAGGCACGGCCTATACACGGCTACGCTGGCGACTCATTGGCACAAGTAACGATACTCAGTACGCACACGGCTATCTTGACATCGAAGCAATGGCCGACATACCATCGTAACAATAAGGAGATAGAACATGGCAGCCGGACGAGCAGCAGAACTGCATTATGAAGTAGCGACCTACGACGACTTTGACGGTACGTCATTGACTGAAATTACCAAGGCGCAGGACATTACCGTCAATGACAGTCGCGGCGAAATCGTCGAAAACGATCGCACATCAATTGTCAACGGCACGTCACTGGGACAGCGTACCGTCGATGTTTCGTTCAATTACCACTACACGCCGGGCACCGATGCCGTTTATACGGCGCTTCGCAGTGCCTACACGGGCGACACCACGATTAACGTGGCGGTAACCGATGGCGTGCTTGCCACCGCTGGCACACGCGTCTTGTGGTTTGAGGCACGCGTCGCATCCTGTCCGTTGATGGGTGCGGCACCGCTGGAAGGCGCAATGAGCTTGCCAATTAAATTAGTATTGGCAAACGCCGCGAACATCGAAGACGCCACCGTGAGTGCGTAGCAATGGATGTCAACGTCACCTTACACACCAAGCAAATGAAAGCGGCGTTCCAGTCGTTGGAGCGTAGCGTACAACGCCGTGCGTTACGATACGCGACCGACGCCGCCGCTGGTGTAATAAAGAAGGCGTTACAGGCATCGGCACCGGTACGCAGCGGGGCGACCAAGCGAAGCATTAGAGTTAAGAAAGTCAAGATTCGCGGCGGCGAGAAGCGTGTCATCGGGCCTTCGATGAAAGAGTTTTCTTTGCGTCGAACGAAGAAGGGCCGCGTGCGAGTTGCGACAAAGAAGACGGCCGCACAGGCTTTCGGTAAGCACGTGCCGGGCCGCGTCGCCCATCTCGTTGAGTTCGGCCACGGTGGCCCGCATCGTGCTGCCCCGCATCCATGGATGCAGCCAGCATTTAAGAGTTCAGTCGGTGCCGCACGGGCCAAGATGGCGAGCAAGTTACAAAGTGAAATCATGAAAGGTGCAGAACGTGCAGCAGCTAAGGCGAGATAATATTGCGTCGATCGTGACGCCGCGAGTCAAGCAGGGCATCGAGTCACTGGACTGCGAAGTGTGGTTTAAGCGGCTATCGTACGCGGAAGTTTTGAAAGTCAGGGAAGTGGCAAGCCTGGATGCTGAGGGCGGTGACAGTTGGCCGGCGTCGTGCGACATCGTACAGCGTGCCACGTTCGACGGCGATACCGATACACCGCTCTTTGATACCGCCGAAGAGGTTCAGGGCTTGCCAGTGGCCGTGGTAACGTCGCTTATCATCGGACTGCTCGAGGCCAATGGCCTTGGCAAGCAAGAGGAAGCGACCGACGAAGCGGTAAAAAACGACTAAAGCGGCGTGACGTGCGTTTGCATTTGGCAGTAGCCGTGGCTCTTGGCCTGCCGTCACGTCGCGAGCTATACGAGCGAGTGAGCTATGAAGAGTTGGCTGAACTTTGCCTGTATTACGCACAAGAGCCATTTGGTGAGATTCGCAGCGACATGCGGACGGCATTGACGGCGTACACGACGGCACAGGTACAGACAACGCAGCGATTGTCAATTGATGACTTTATGTTAAAGGTGCACAGGAATGGCTAGCAGCAAAGCAGTCGGCAAGCTCTGGGTAGGCTTAGACATGGAGGCCAGCGGATTCAAACGCGGCCTTGATAAGTCTGAGTCTGCAATGAAGCAGTCGGCGGGACGCATGAAAGGCATATTCAGTTCCGTCTTCAGCGGTGCCATGCTTGGCAACTTGGCGGCGGCTGGCATTACTCGCATCCTTGGCAGTATTCGCAACACAATCACCAGTGTCTTTGACCGGTTCGAGAACCTTGACGCCATAGCGAAGTTTTCGCGTCAAATCAATATTTCTTCAGAATCCTTAATTGCCTGGAAACAGGCCGCTGAGCTTGCGGGCACTGGCGGCGACACCTTGCAAAAAGGCCTTGAAAAGCTGTCCATCAATCTTGGCTACGCTGCCGACAAAGGCGGGCCAATTGCCGATGCTATTAAGGCATTGAATCTTGACGCTCGCATGTTGGCAAATATCAAACTTGATAAAGCGTTCCTGCAAATTGCCGACGCAATCTCCAAAGAAAATAATGCCATCCAGCGTGCCTATTTAACGTCGCTGCTCTTCGGCAAGGCAGGGCCAAAAATTGCACTGATGATGGAAGGCGGGGCCAAGTCGCTTGAAGATGCTATTGAATCGGCACGTAAAGATGGCATCTTATTTTCGGAAGACCAGCTGGCACGCATCGAACGCGCAAACGATGCGATGACGATGATGCGTGATAAATGGGCGGCAGCGAAAGACGAGCTTGCCATTGGGATTGCACCGCTCGTGAAAGTCATCGCCGACGATCTGAAAGACGCGTTTGGCAGCATGGACGCCGCTGAGGGCGGTGGTATTGTCGGATTATTTGAAAGTTTGTCTGACGTTATTTATACCATTGGCCAAGGTTTGCAGGCATTATTTGGTGTTGTGCAGTTTGGCGTTGGCGTATTGATTGGTGGCATTGACACCGCAATACAAGCAATCGGCCAAGCGATTGATTCTATTATGCCTGATGCAATCCAACCGCAATGGATTACCGATTTAGCCAAAAACGGCACTGGGCTGAACGCTGCTGGGCAAGCTATCGCTGATAAAGGCTCGGCAAACATGCAAGGGGCATGGGATAGCTTTATCCGCTTGACACCTAGTGAACGTGCCGAAGCAGAAAGGCGAAGAAAGGCAGGTGGCGGCAAGGATACCAGTGCACCTGAGCAGCCAGCATCTGTATCTCCAAATGCAACACCGGCGGCCACGCTAATACGTGGCACGCAAGAAGCGTATTCGGCAATTGCCAAGTTTCGAATGAGCGGCGAAACCAATGAAGAAATCCAGAAGCAGCAACGTGAAGAGCTACGCAAGCAAACCGCTGAGCAAGAGAAGATGCAAGAGAAACTTGACGCTGTTGTCGATTACGCACAGCGGCAATACGAAGGCTTTAAGCAGTGGTGGAAAAAAGGCATCCAGCATATTCAGACAACCAGCATAGGCATGTAACGACATGGCAGTCACAAGCGTAGCAGAGCAACTCGGCACCTTCGACGGCACCCGCGAATACAACGGGCCGGATGGTGCCGCCTTGCAGTACAAAGTAAAGACCGACAGCAAGATGACGTCGTTGGAAGTCATCGACGACGCCCAGGATCACGGCCTACCGTCGTTTGGCGACGTCTTATACACTGGCAGTCTGCTTGTCGCCCGTCGCTTCAGTGCCTTTGAAGAGGCTTACAACCAGTGGGTAGTGTCCGTTGAATATCGGCCGCGAGATCCGCTGGAAACCGAAGACGAAGATCCACCGGACGAGCGGCCGGCGACGTATTCGTGGAGCTACGTGGAATATCAAGAGACGCGAGAGCAAGATGCCGAAGGCAACGCCTATGTAAACTCAGCCGGTGATCCGATCGACAAGCCGCCGACGTTTATACTGCCGGGACTCGTGCTGACAGTCAAGCAGTACCAAGCTGCCTTCGATCCGACGTTTTATATGGATTTTGTCGGCACCACGAATAAAGGCCTTTTTTTCAACGCCCCTGAAGACACGCTGAAATTCAAGCCAGCGTCAGCGACCCGCGAATATGTCGACGGTGCATTTTATTACGCGGTGACGTTTCAATTTGAGTACCGACCTGACCAATGGCAGCCGGTTGACGTACTCGATCAAGGGCCGCGAGTTTTAGAGAATGGCAGCGTCGTTGCTGCAACGGATGCCAACGGCGTGGTGACTGGCAAGTCAGTACTGCTTGACGATGCCGGTGCTGCCGTTGCCGTCGGAGGCGAGCCACACTTTCTACAGTTCCGACCATTTAGGCAAATGAACTACGACGCACTTGGCCTGCGTTTAGTATAGGAGAGCAAACATGCAGTTAGATAAGACGTATAACGACAAAGTTTTTTATGGTGACGTGACATTCGCCGGTGACGTCAATCTGCCTGACGGCGTCGTCGACAATGCCGACATCAACAGTGACGCCGACATTGCTTACAGCAAATTGCAGCACGTCCACCACTGCGTCATCGAACAGGCGAACGGCTCAGCGGTTGCCGATCAGGAAAGTATTGTGTTTATCGCCACGGCACCATGCACGATTCTAGCCGTCGAGATTATGATTCTAACGGCGGCGGCCGGTGACAGCACCGTTGACGTCGACGTGAAGAAATCGACTGGCGGCGGGGCGTTTAGCTCGATCCTTTCAGCCGCCGAGCAGATCGACAGCACGACGGTTGTACGCACACTCGTTGAAGCCGCGCTGAGTGGCACGCCTACGTTGGCCGACGGCGACGCCATCGAAATCGTCATCGATGCCACCGTAGGCACTGGCACGCTGCCACAGGGCATTATCGTCGACGTCACCATCGCCGAAGAAGGACAGTAATGGAATCGTACACCTTCGACAAACAGTCAACGGAGCGTATCGGAACCACCGTACGACGCGTGGAAGGTATGCCGCGTGTGCAGACCGGGGCGTCGATGTCCGACGCTCCGCTTGTGCCGTTTCAGATCCAGCGATTTCGCTTAACTGGCACGTGGAGCGGGCTGTCTGCGGAGGCTAACCGCGTCTATTGGGACGGCAGTGCGTATGCGGTGGATGCGTCGAAAACGTACACAGTGCATTCTTTCTTAGAGCCGTGGGATACATATTTTAATCAAGGCTCGCCATCCAATCCGCTTGATTACGTGATTGCATATCACCGCCATGATTGCGATCGCTGGGAAGTCTTAAATTTCAACCAAAACCATACAATGCCCGCAAAGTGCCAAGAGGACTGGCAGTTACCGTCGACGTGGACTCGACCACATGTTGGCATCAAGTTGCTCAGCGATAATTTATCCACTGAAATCTCGGCACAGTTCGACGCCATTATTGACGTTGCCTGGGATGCAACATATCTATCGAAACCGGCACCCGAGCTATTCAGTGGTGATTATTGCAGTGTGACTATTACATCGTGGGGTGACGTCATCGTCACGTCGCCGCTGGCATTTTCATTTCTTGGTGAATTGCGACATTGGACGGGCAGTGCCACCAACATACCTGATGGCTGGGTGCTCGCCAATGGTGCTGCATTGCCTGCCAGTAAAAAAGTCACCGCCACCAATTCACCGAATCTTAAGGGCCGGTTCATTATGGGCATTGATCCAAATGACGCGGCCGGTGATAGCAGCGAAAATACGATCGGCGACGTAGGCGGATTTCGCTGGCATGGTGTCGAAGAGAACAATCATCTAAACCACGACAACCATCGCCACGCATTGGATGCAGCCACCTACACTACAGCACAGGTCGCAACTGGCACGGACGAAACGGTCATCACGAACGATACCACGCCGTATACCAGTGGCGCAACGAATTTGAGCGGCGGCGGCACCGACATTCTAAATCATCTCGGCGGCGATGGACCATCAAGCGACAGTACCGACAACAGGCCACGATTCTACGTATCGGCTATTCTGTATCGATACAAATAGAAACGCGTCAGATGGCCAATAAATGACGGTTTTTCGCGTGTGCGGGTGTAGGCTACACCCGGTTGGGCCAGTCTTCACTGTTAGAACGCTGGGTAAAACAACAAGCCCATAAATGGCAATAAAAGAATAACAATAATAATTAGCAACAGGCATCCAACGCATCCACTGTCTGATGACTTAACATGAACGATTTGCGGCTCTGGTGGTGGCTGCCGCTGCTGGCTCGCCACCGCCGGCGGATGCTCAGGCATTGTGAAAACGTTCGCGCAATACGGACACGTCGTCGGCTGTCCAGTAAGCTCTGTCGTCCACTGGACGCCACCATTGCAATGCGGGCATTGTAAGCTCATCGTCTCGTCTCCTTCTTTCTAGCGCGCCACCTGTCACTATTTGCAGTATAGTCAAACCGCCAGTGGCACGCAATAGATGGTACGCTGAATCTCTGTTTTGTGAATTTCTTAAAATTTATAAGATAATTATATTGACTTATCGTAAAAATTGCCGATAATAGATATATCAGCAACGGGAAAGCTGAACGAAACATTTCACAAAGGGAGCGAAAAAATGCTGAACTGGATGCGAAACGAATGGAGCGAAAAGGGCACGATTGAAAAGAGCTTTTGGGGCACGATGTTGTTCGCATTGTCGCCCGCTGCGGCAATTATGTTCTTTGTTGCGATGCGAAAGTAAGTCGAACCATCACGAAAGGAGTACGAACAATGACCGGCACGGCAATCTATCTCAATCGAGTCACCCGCGAAACGTATGAATTAGGATTTGAAATTTCGAGCGACGAAACCGCCTTGTCGCGGGCATGGGATCTTGTCGAACTGGTGGCACGCTTGCAAGGCTGGTGCCAGTATGATATTTTTGTAAACGAAGCAAAGTAAGGAGCGAATCATGGAAGACCGAATCAAAGCACTGGAAGCGTTAATTGCAACACTACAAACACTCGTTTTAAGCCTGACCGATAAAGTCAATACGCTCGCCATCGAGCATGTCGACACGCGGCAACGCGTTAACAGGCTTACTAGAAAGGTATGGTTCAAATAATGCCTGAAGGTTACATCAGTGTGAAAGAAGCGGCGGATCTGTTCGGCTATCGAGTTCAATATCTCTATCAGCTAATCAAACAATACGGCGCACCGGCCGAGCAGATCGGTACGACGTGGATCATCCATCAAGAGACGTTTAAGCGGTGGCTCGCCGATCGCAAAAAAACCAACATCGGCCGACCGCCTAAGAACAGTACGGGCAGCGAACCGTAGAAACCACACAAGGCAAGCCGGTAATTGTGAAAGTTGCCGGCTTGTTTTTCTAACATCGCCAAATCCGGTAAAATTTACACGAATTTCGTACTCAAAATGATTGCGGTGAATCACTCGCGCGAGTACATTAAATAGCATCAAAAACACGAGCTACCACTGCCAACAACAAGAGTAGCTCGCTAGCATGCCACACGGACCAATCGTGTCGCACACATGTCTGAAAGCATAGCATGTTTGCGCCATGGTGTAAACACTTCTTTCGAGCTATGCAAACAAAAATTCACAAGGACGTGGTATTGTCGCTTCTGACGACAGCCGCCATGGACGGCGACATGCTCGCACTGGATGAGTGCGCTGTTTCTGATTTCCTGCGAGCCATTCGGGCGGCGGGCCACCGTTCTGAGCGGCTGCAGGTCTTCGACGACGGCAGCATTGAGGTTGATGGCGAGCCGATCGAGATTCAAGCTCAGACGGCTGACATCATCCGTCTTATCTATCAACGCGGTCGCATTTCACGATCGGCAATTGCGCAATCTATTTGGGGCTGTCATGACACGGCCAATAAAGTGCAAGTTGCCATTTCTAAAGCCAAGTCGCTACTCGAAAAGCATGACTTGACGATTCTTTATCTTCCAAGCGAGTTGCTACAAATTTCTGATATTTCCTGAGAATTACCTGAGGAAAGGATCAGGAAAGTTTTCTTTGTAAAATTACAACCGTAACGCAGGCAACAAGCCAACACGCGGCAAGATCTCAGATGCGATCGGCCGGAGAGTGGCACGCCTGCACCGGATGCAATTTTACAATCTACATGCGAAGCAAACTCGCGCCGCCTACGTCCGTCTTATCGCATCCGGGCACTTATGACGTAGGCGGCGTTTTGTTTTACGAGGTGCCCAAATGCTTCAATTGGAATTTCTGACGGAGGGCGTGCCACCAATCGGCTACGTGTTAGTAACGCCAGAACTAGCGGAAGAGTGGCTTAAGCTTAACACGCATAATCGACCACTGAAAAAAAGTCTTGTCGCCAAATATGTCGCCGACATCGAAAACGGTTGTTGGCATATCACGCATCAAGGCATTGCATTTGACGAGAACGGCCGACTTGTTGATGGGCAGCATCGTCTTTATGCCATTATCGTTGCGGATGTTTCGATTGTCATGGCTGTGACTGATGGAGTTAAATCTGAAGCACAGCTTGCTTTCGATGATGGTGGCGGCCGAACCGCACACGATGCGTTTGTTTTGTCTGGTGCATTGCCTGGCGTCACGCGGCGACACGTTCAGATTTGCCGCTCGATGGTTTTTGAACGCAGTGCAAAGCGACCGAAAACAAAAACGCAATTACTCGAATGGTTACAAAAGCACTGGCAAGCTGTCGACTTTACCGTGTCTACAGTTGACGACATCGGTAAGCGAAACGGCATTACACAGGCGACAGTGATGGCTGTGATTGCTCGCGGATGGTATCACGTGCCGCTCGATAAGTTGCGGCGATTTTATGAAATCCTTTATACCGGCCTTTGCGAGCCGTCGGAAGCTGTGGTGATCAAATTGCGTGATCGCATTTTAGAGAGCCAAGGGAATCGGGCGACGAGCCAGCGTGCCACCAGGCTAACGATTCACAGGCTGACCGAATCCGCATTACGTGCATTTGTCGAAGGTCGAACGGTTACATATTTACGGCATGCGAAAAACGAATTGTTCCCACTGCCAGAAGAGAAGGAGTAGCAATTGTGTCAACGAAAACAGAAACGATCCAACTTTCACAAGTCATCTTTCGCCAAGACTTGTATCCACGGATCGAGCATGATCCGGCCCTTGTCCAGCGTTATGCCGCGAACATCGAACAATTACCGCCGATCGAAGTGAATCAGCATTATGAGCTGATCGATGGTTGGCATCGGTGGACGGCGCACAAGAAAGTCGAGTCCGAGACGATCGAGGTACAGATTACCGAGACAAAGAGCGAAGCCGAGCTTCTCGCACTTGCCATACGGCGGAATGCCAGTCACGGCAAACAGCTCGAGGAAAAAGATAAGGAATCGATGGCACACCGCTTACATCGGCCGAGTCCAAGCCGTGCGGATGGATTTAGCGATAAAGAAATCGCTGAAATACTGTCGGTTTCCGTACGGATGGTCGGCGAATATCTTCGTGAAGATAAAAAACGCGAGAAAAAGGAACGTAATGAAAAGATCCGTGCCATGTGGCTGGCTTGCCACACGCTTGACGAGATCGTGGATTATCTAACGGTGCCAAAAAAGACAGTACATGATTATGTGCAAGTTTGTGCGAAAATGGAAACTCTTCCAAATTCGCACAAACTCGCCGCCACCTAT